CCCTGACGGGTCTTTTTCGGCTTGCCAGGGCGATGCTCTTCGCGCCCCAGCGCCGTCTTCGACTTGACTGCCATCAGGGAAGCTCTTGAGCAGCGAGCATTGCCTGATAAGCAGCAACGACTTCATCGGTCCACAGCGCCGTAGCAACTGCTTGCATCTCAGCGCATTCGCCGCTCATGTCGTCGCCAGGCACTTTGACGTGGCGATGATAAGTGCGTCCCACTTCAACACCATCCTTTTCAACGATGTTGGCTTCACGGCATTGCAAAATGCTGTAAGGCGGGATAATTTCGATCTTGTGCTCTTGACGCTCGGTGAAAGCCATTAGGGTCATCCTCCAGATGAAACAGGTTCAGGCTTGGTTCTTAAACAGTATAAGTTCCACTGAACATCATGGTATTTTGACCCGCTGAAGCCGTGAAGTTGGCATTGGTCATGCGAGCTTCAGTGGTATTGGTTGCGTTATTCATCATCTTAATAGCGCTTGAATTAGGCTCAAGCAGCAGGCGCATCGGATTATTATCATCAGGAAAATTCCACGCATTAGCAATCGTAAAAGCGGCTCTGCGATTGGTAACGTTTGCGGCGGCATAGGGCAAGCCTGTTATCAAAACGTTTCCACTCAACGAGTTAGAGCCGTTAATTTCGATGTAGCACTGAACATATACCTTGGAGCCGACTTTTACATAACTTCCAACAGAGTTAGTTTGCGCGTCTCCTGAAGAAGAAAAGTTATAAATAGGCGTCCAAGTTCCTTCTTCGTAATCGTCAAACAGCTCGGAACTTGCTGTCCCGCTGCCATCGCCTGTAGCCGAGAAATCAATACCGTTGCCGCTGCTCACGACAAGGTTGCCGCTAGTAACCGTCAGATCGCCAGTACAACCAATCGTTCCACCAGCCGTGAAGTTGTTGGCAGTGGTGACGTTGTTGGAGCTATCCAGCGCGATGTTGTCGGACGTTGCGTTCTCGTGACGCAGGTTTGTGACCTTGATCGTAGACATCAGCTTGCACCTCCTTCAAGTGCGGTAAGGCGAGCCTCAAGGGAGGCATTGGCGGTTTCTAGGGTTTCGATTCTGGTCATTGCCTCTTGAAGAGCTTTGACCGACTTCATATAAAGCACAGAGTAGTTGACCGATTTGGTCGTGGTGCCAAGGTCGTTGTTGTCGTCGTCTCGATCAGGTGTTTCGGTGACAAGCCCAGGAGAAACAAGCTCAACTTCCTGAGCGATAACGCCTAGCTGGGTATGCGTCTGATGCCCTGTTTCTTCTTTGAAATTGTAATTACGAACTTGAATGGCTTTTAGGTCATCCCATTGGGAGCCTGCATCGACAATGTTTTCTTTTAGCTTGATGTCGGAAAGCGAGCCGTAGGAGTTATTAGTGTTTGTGACATTTCCGTTAGACGTTACTTTAAAAGAAATTGTTCCCGTATGGACAGCGGTTGCATTGTATTTACCTGCAAAAAGTATTGCTGTGGTATTAGCCGCAGCCGATGAATCAGCTTGGAAGCAAGTGCCGTCGGTTCTAGTTGTATAAACTGCCGTATCGCCATCATCTCGAACCCTTAATTTCTCCGTGCCAGATGTACCAAAGCGGAGATAATCCGTGCTGTGTGAATAAGTTATCCAACCACGGTATTGTTCATTACCAGTAGTGCCGTCTGCAAAATAAATGTTTCCACCATTGCTTGTGCCTGAAACGACGGTAATTCCAGTTTCACCCGAACTAGAAATAACTAAATTGTCCGCAGAAGTATCGTAATTGCTTGGGGAGGTAGTCCCTATCCCAACCGAGTCGGCAGAGGAATCTACAAAAAACGTCCCACTGTCAATGTTCACGTCGCCAGCACTATCGCTGACGATGAATTGACCGCCGCTAGTCGCAGGGATCGTGATGCTGGTGTCTGTACCAGCAACTGCGGGAACATCAATCTCGATGCTGCCGGAAGTAGAGCCGTTAATCTTGAGTCCCATTAGGAAGCACCTCCTTCAAGTTGGGCGACGCGGGTTTCTAAGGCTTCAATTTTGGAGATAGCCTCCTGCAATGCAGCAGTCAGCAGTGGCACCAGCTTGGATTGGTCAATGCATTGATAAACAGGAATCGTATTCCCGTCTTCATCTAGCTTGTTATCACCAACGGAAACACCGTCGGGCAATTCTTGACCTTCTTTCCAAACTTCAATCTCATCCCTTTCCCCTGTAATTGCTTCGGGTACTACGGTTTGAACTTCATGGGCGATAAAACCGTCAACGGTCTTATTCGGATCTGCAAGGAAGTTAAAACGTTTAGGCTGAAGTTGCTGTAGGCGCGTGATGCCATCAGTAACTGTTGTAATGTTTTCTTTTAAGCGATAATCAGACGAAGTGCCATAGCTGGTACTTGTTCCATTTGAATTGATTATTCCGGCATTTCCAGAACTGGTTCGGAAAAAAACCATATCTGCACTGCTTTGATTTGTCTCAATTGCAACGCCTCGATTAGTGCCAAAATCTCCTTTTAAGTTGATGCGACAATCATTAATAGTATTTGTTGTTCCATACAGAATTCTTCCATCAGGGGCAATCCTCCCCCGCTCGCTACCGTTTGTAACAACAGTCAAGTAGGCAGAGCCGATGGAATTTAATTCTGTGCCACCAGACTCCGCACTAATGCGGAAGTGAGTTGCCGAGTTGCCGCTATTTCTGAAAAGAACTTGAGAAGCTGCGACTCCGCTAGCCGCCCTGATGCGTAGTGCCTCTCCGCCACTATTTGTTTGAATATCAAGTGGCGCACTGGGATCTGTAAAGCCAATCCCTACTCTGCCGCTGCTATCTACCGTCGCCCGAGTGCTGCCGCCCGTGACAACGTTGACCGTATCCGTGCCAAAGGTCAGACCCGTGTTCGTGTCAGTGCCCTGAATCGCAGGGGTTGTAGCTGAGCCGTTGACTCCTGCTACTCCGTCGTCGCCGCTAAGAGTTAATGCCATGGCTCAGACGATAACCCAGGTGGACCCTGATGGGATTGTAACTGTGGCGCCTGAATCAATAGTGATCGGACCGGCTGACATTGCATTGGTAGACGACGTGATCGAATAATCCGTCGTTACGTTTTGCCCGTTTTCATAAAAGATGGCATCTGAACCACCGCCAGAAGCGCCACCTCCCCCGCCGATGGCTCCCCAGGCGCCATTCGCATACCCCTCAAATGCGTTGTCGTCGGTGTTGTACCGGAACATGCCATTACTGGCAGTCGGTCGCTGAGCTGTCGTGCCAGCAGCCACATCAATGGCGCCCGTGCCGGTCATGTTTACGTCACCGGCAAAGCTCACCGTGCCGGTAAAGCTCGGCGAAGCCAGCAGTGCTAAGCCAAGGTTTGCGCTGCCAATTCCACCAGCCGCCGAAACCTCGATCCAGGCATCATTTGCCGAGTTGCGGATCTTCAGCGTGTTGGCGTTAGTGTCCGCCCAGATTTGGTAGGCGTAGGTCGTGCCAGGTTCTGTGCTGCTGCTGTTCTGGCTAACGATTGCTGCCAGCGCGTTATTCAGGTCACTACGGACGGCACTACCGGTGCCGTTCGCAATCACATAATCATGAGTTGCCACAGCAAGTCAGGCGGTCGTTTCGGTCACTTTACTCAAACCTTGCCATAGCCGATTGCGCTATAGCGGAAGTTGCGGTCAATGCCAGTGTCAGACGAGTTAAAGAACGCCACGTCAAAGCCGGTGCCGGTGACGTTGCTGAGGGTGAAATAATCACCGCTCTGCATGTTGTCAGCCGTTATACCGACGGTTGGCAGCTTGCTGTTCGTCCCAAGCAGGCTTGCCGTGCCAACAAAGAAAGCATTGGCAAAAGTCACTGACTTGGTGCTGGTGCCACTGGCAATCGTCGATTCGCTCTGCTCTGTGCGCCGCTCGATCTCAGCAACGTAGCCAAGCTCGTCAATCAGGATATTTTGGGCTGTGTTGCTGGAGGTCAGTTCTGCCTTGAACTGGAAGGCGCGACCTTTGAACGAGCCATTCGCAAACTCGTTCCAGTCGCCATAGGTAGGTGAACCGCTGGGGTCGTCGTCGGTCTTTCGCACGTAAAGCTTGGCATTGACCTGATCGACCTCATCGCCATCAAACTCGTCCCAGTCATCAATGTTCTCGGTGCGAGCATCGATCAGGTCGCTCGGGTAAAAACCTCGGGTAACAAAGCGGCGTTTTAGGTCAAGCGAGATAACAGCCCCAAGATCAAGCGTGTTTGTGAACTCGTATTCGGCACTGCTAAGGACATCACCAGCAAAATCGAAGCTCGCAATGTCATCGAAATCGGTGACGTCATCAATGTCATCATCGCCATCAATAGTCAGCGCGTCGTATTCGTCGCTGTAGAAGCAGTTCGTTTTGGTGCCTTGGAACGGCGGGCTGTCCAAGTCTTCCCTGCGCGTCTGCAGAGCGAGCTTGCCCTGCGAATCAGGCAGGTCGATGATGATGCTGGTTTCGTTGGTGCTCTGCCGCCCGCCGTCATCTGCGAACTTGACCAGCACTTCGCCTTCTACTAGCGGGATCTTGGCGCTCGTGGATGAGCCCGCAACAGCAGTTATCAGGTCAACAGAGTTCGACCAAGTGCCTGTGCCGTCAGTCAGGCTTGAGTGCTTGATGTGGACCTTGCCGCCGTTCTTGACGTCAATGTCAACGGTTTCGTCCCACTTCAGCGTCCCTTCCTTGCTGTCAGTCGCTTCAAAACTCAGGTTCTGCACCTGCCCAGGCACAGCGGTTTTGCCGATCGCAGTAAAAGTCAGCCCGGCAAAATCAGTGGACTGACGACCTAGTGAGTTGATTGTGTACAGCTCAAAGGTGTACGTTCCGTCTGTCGTGTCCAGGATCTCAACGTCTGGTCGCCCTGCATAAACGGTCTCCCAGTTGTCGTTCCCGCGCCTGTAGCGCACCTTGTACTGGGGCGCACCTTTAACCGCCTCCCAGCTAAGGATGATCTTGACCTTGGCTTTGTCGTTGCTGACGTAGAACTTCTCCTCAGCCTGCAGGTTCCCGGCAGCACCTGGGATCGGGTTCAGGTTGGTGATTTCGCGCGTATCAAGCTTGAACCCGTTTTCAACGTGCGCGTATTTGTTGGCGTTGTGTTCTAGCGCCGTAATCTCGTAGGTAGTTGCATCCTTCTCGCTGACCGTTAAAACGCGGAACTGTTGCGTCTGAATAGCGTCTGTCTGCAGGATCCAGACACTGTTTGTATTTGGTGCAGAGCTGTAATCAGAGGCAACCGTAATTGCTGTGCCATCTCGTGAGGAGATGTCTCGCGTTTCTAGCGTGCCATCTGATAACAGCACCGACAGCGTTCCCTCGTCGCTGTCAGGCAGATCATCTGCGTTATCGACCGTGATGGTCGAAGCGGTTGCACTGCTAATCCTTCCGCCATAGCGAACGCCAGCGCGGACCGGATCTTGTATATCGATAATCGCGCCAGGGCGAACAACTGCGCCCGCGTCGATAGACGCCGAGAAGGTTACAACGTTGGTCTCGTTCTGTTCGCTAAACAGAATCCAGCGACCCAAGCGATTGGCTTGCCCTCTTGAAGTGCACGCAAAGGCTTTAACCTGCGTCGCAACCCAGCCATATTTTTCAATGCCGTCACGGTCTTCAACCATCTCATAGTTCTGCTGCCTCGTCTCAAGGTCGAGGTAGCTAACAACGGCGACCGTATGCCTTGTCTTTACGTCAGAGCCGGCGTAACTAAAGCCAGGCTCAAGGACGTTTGCTCTGTTGAACAGGTAGCTCGAATCAGTCGGCTTGTCCTGCGTAAGAGTTAGCGAACCTGTTGACCAAAACGGCTGTGCTCGCATAACAGAGCACAGGTCGTTGACAAGCTTGTACGCCTCGTACTGGTTTTGGATCAGGGCGTTACAGCTAAAGCGTGCCTCCTCGCCGCCCTGCCCATCATCAACAAGCTCGTTGGCGTATTTAGATGCTGCAAGAAACGCGAACTTGTCGAGCGTTGCCTCAGCAATATGATCGCCGAACCCATAACGCTTGTTGATCAAAAGGTCGTATAAAATCCACGCCGGGCATGTCGTCCACTGCGCTGCCCCAAAGGTTCCGGTCCAGGTTCCTGAGTAGGTCAGGCGTCCCGTATCTGAATCAACAGTGGCGTTATTCGGGATCTTGACCTTAATCCCCCGGATACGGTACGAACGCGCCGGAATGTTGTTGAACTGCTCTGCAGCAAACCTGATAGCAGCTAGCGCGCTGTTTGGGTAGCGCAGCTTCTTGCGAATGATCTCGGTATATGAAACCCAGAAACTCGGGTTGACGTTGCTATCTGTACTATCCGCTGAAACACGCTTGACTCGGATGTCTACGGGGAAAGCCCCGTCAATCGCAACTAGGTAGTCACGCTCGTACTTGTCAGCGGTGCGCCCGCTAATGTCTGCGTCCTTGACCTTGGTAAAGCCGCCGCCGTTGTACTGAACCTCTATGTCTAGCTCAACGCTTGTTCCGAGAACGTCGCCCTGGTCGTTTGATGCTTCAAGGCGAGGAATAGCGATTGTTATGCGGACCGCATCAACGTTCGTGTCTGTGATCTGGCGAGTAACCGGAGTCGCCTGAACAACCTCAGTATTGACGGTTTTAATGTCCTCTACATCGCCAAAACCCTTGACGTCGATATGGGTCTGCGCGTTCGTGCCATAGCGGGTCGTGACCGTGACCCCTTTGAAGTTGTAGTCGCTATCGCTGAGATTGGTTACATCTGCGCCTGACCTAAGGATCGGCGTATCGGTCAGGAAAACATCCTTCAGAAGCGCAAGGTTGTAGTTAGCCGTGTCCCGGGTATAAGCCCGGGCAGACGGAAAGCCTTCGATCTCACCTTCACTCAAAAGGTCAAGGATCGTGCCGAAGGAGGTAGACGCAAGGTTGTCCGCCGTTCTCGTAGGCGTTCTTGCGGGAGGGGGTGCCGCCTGCTGGACGACAACCGTCTGCTGGACAACTGTCTGACCGCCGCCGCCGCCACCGCCGCCGGCACCGATAATCTGCTTTGCTTTCTTGTCAGTCATCAGATCGTGTCAACGTCGATGCCAGCCGAGATGACGACTGAGCCAACGATAGTTTCCCCATAAACCAGTGGGACCGGGGAAGCCATCCGACTGGTGTTCTGAATCCCGCTAAAGCTGTAGGACTGCTGGGGGTCTATCTCTGTTCCCTCCGTCGTTGAGCGACTGCCTCCGCCGTAAGGAGTAAATGAAGCAGGACCGATCTGACCGATCTGTGGTGTAGGCGTAAGAAGCTGCGCGACGCCGCCGAGGATCAAGGCGGCACCGATATAGCTCGCGCCTGTAGCGACAGCAGTAAGAGTCGCGGCGCTAGCTACAGGACCCCCGAAGACCCCAAAAACTGTGCCGCCGAACAAGCCGCCGCCCGGAAGAGCCAGCGAGATAGCGATTAACGCTGCACCAGCAAGAATCTTCCCGACGCCACCGCCTGCACCGCCAAGCACCGGGACGATCTTGATTGAACGGCTAGCGGGATAGTTGACCTCTTCTAGTTCGGCGTCATAGCCGTCAACGATGACCTTGTAGTGCTGGTCTGCCATATGGCGTTCAAGACCAGGGAAGTTAGCCAGCAGCATCCGCACTGCTTCACCAGCGCTGCTTACTTCCGCAAGAAATTTGCGCTGCCCTACGAACTTAGCGAGGGGACCATAGACCCTAACCTCTCGTTGCATGTCGCAGGACCCGTCCTGTGCATTTTAGGAGCCACTCACCAAGCAGATCCCGGCTCGACAATCGCCCCCTTAGATGATGCAAAACCATTTGATCGCCGATATAAACGCCGACGTGATTCAGCTTGCTGGAGTCGATTGCCATAAGCATTGCGTCCCCAGGCTGCATCTCGCCTAGATCGACCTCATAGAACCCTGCCTGCTCCCAGCAGTCATCAAACATCGGGTCAGCGTTGAACTCGTCGGGCGTCGCCGGGCGATCCCAGTCCGGCAGCTCTAAACCCTGCTCTGCGTACCAGTCGCGGACAAGGGTCCAGCAATCGGTTACGCCCCAAACCCACGTTCGCCCGATTAGTGGTGCGGTGTACCCCTCAGGGTGGCACTCGCCCCAGCGTTCGGTTTTTGGGTTAACGATGTACCAAGGCAGCCCAGACTTTTCGCAAGCGATACGATCAGCCTCACTAGGGACGGGTGGCGTTACAGGATGACTATGGATGACTGCTACGACTTCACCCTCATCCTCAGCGGCGGCGTAATCGACTGGATCGAGAACAAAGAACTCGTTAGTGTCAGCGAGGTTTTTACATGGTTTATACCGTTCCCGCCCTTTGACGATGACCAGCAGCCCGCATGACTCACGGGGGTCCTCTTCTTTTGCGTGCGCCAGTGCCTTCGCCTTAGCGGTTGCCTTCATCCGTTAAACGCGCCAATGCCAGGGAATCCACCGAACGGTAGCGCAGCATTTTCTCCAAACCTAGCCTCACAGCTACTTAGGCGCTTGCCGCATTTGTCTTGATCAGAGTCACTTACCTCGTTATCGTTCTCATCAAAGAAGGTGCTGCCGCTGTAGCCACATTCAGAACCCTTGTAAATCCAAGGGCATAGGTTTGCGCTGCATTGACGCTTAGGGCTACGGACGCCTGCCAGGTCAAAACTTGCCGCAAGTTCAAAGGTGACCGTATCCCTGTTCTCACTTACCTTGCGCGCGACGTAGTAGACGTCATCATTGAACTTCTGCGTTGTATCTGGCGTCCCGAAAGGGTTGTCACCGTCGAAATTCGCATTGTCGATGTAGCGAGCAAGTGTACGGATTCGAGTCAGCTTTGCCCCGGTTAGGTCGTTACCAGGCGTCGTTTCATTGACGTCAAGGAGGATTGTTGTAATTCCTCCGAGAAGGTTTGCGACGGTAAGAGTCGGGCGCGGCAAGCTGCCGCTTTCTGCGTTGTAGTCGAAGCCCTCTGCGGCAATCGGCAGCTTCGTATAGGTCTCGCCGTCCCAGATAATATTTTGCGCGCCTGAGCCAACATCATTGATGCCGGCATGAAAACGGTAGGTGAAGGCACTGCCATGAAGGACAGCTGTCGTCTCCAGCTCAAACAGCTCGATGATGCTGCTTGGATTGATCTTCTGTAGTTCCTCAAATGGAATCGGCATTAGGGCTCAAAGACCTGGATAAAGCGTGCCGTGATGGTGGCGCGTTGGTTGTAGGGAATCGATTTTGACCACTCGGGGCAGATCCACTTGTAAGTCTCGGTCTCGTCTAACGGACTCCAGTCAAAGCTTGCGGAATCTTCTGCGCGTGCGTCAAGGAACGTTTCAATCGTGTCCGCGTCTGCCTCGGATACATTCCAAGTTAAATCCCATTCTTTCGGGTTCATGTGCGACGGGATGCCGACGAGAAGGCGCTGCTGGTACCCGTCACCAAACTGCACAGCTCGGGTCTTAGGTCGGCTGGTTTTGCGGGCGCCGTAGGTAGGCGTGATTGATGGGAAGGTAGCCATTAGGCAAGCAAGCCTCCAGGACGTTTCTGTTTGATTAGCTCTTGACGGATAGCAACGCCAATAGCTTCGCCAAGGCGCCTACGGTCCTCAGCGTCACTCTCAACGTTCGTACCCGAGGCGTCAACCGTGACATTAATGGTGGCGCCGCCGAGTGAATCGTTCGGAACGATGCTGCCGCTGCGCCCAGGCATAAAGAGCTCAGGACCACGCTCGCCGACGATTGCAGGCTGCCCACCGGAGATCGAACCGCCGTCAGCAAACCGAGGAAGCGCCTTGAACAAGGACGAGTTCGGGAACAAGCCGAACAGGGCGCTGTTAATAGCGACCTGCAGGAGCTGGTTCGCCAGATTATTCAGCATGTTCGAGGCGACTTCCGCAAGCGACTTAGTGCTGTCTACCGCCGCCATGATCATGTCGGTGACACCGGTCGCGATCGTTTGACCAAGCTGCCCATAGATAGCGTCGAGGCGCTGCGCCTCTTTTTGCTGTTCCTGTAACGCCTTTCTCTTGCGGTCGTCTTCGGCTTTACTCGCCGCAGCGCGTTCGATCTCCTGGACCTGAAGCTGGTATGTCCCTACCTTTGCCTGTATAAGGTCGGCAAGCGTCTTGTCGTCTAATAGCGAGTTATCCCGCTTGATACCAGCGATGTCGTTAATAAGCTGCGCACCAAGTCGCTGCTTCTCGTTGCTCTGCTGAAGGACAAACTGCCTGTCTTTCTCTGTCTGCAGGAGTCTTGCCGCTTGCTCTTGCTGCTGCTCTAGAGGGCTTTTCTTGCCTGCGCGAGGTGTTTTCCCTTTTCCTTCTGTCAGCGGGGGAGGCTTGACAGGCGTAAGCGGTCTTGCCCCCTGCTGTAGCTCTACCTGCCTCGCACCTAGCTGTGCGATTAGTCTCTGCGAAGCGCCTTGTATTGCCTCCGCAAGATCTATCTCTTTACCGGTCGCCCCAAACGGTCTCCTTAAATTAATGTTCGCGAGAACATCCTGCACGACCTGCTGGTTGGTCTTGATCTGACCGGCTAACGCCTTTAGCCCTGCCTCATCAAGACCAGCCGTAGACGCCTGCCGTGTCAGGTCAAGGATCCTTTGTAGATCCTTCTCTGTCCCCCCAGGCGTAATCAGCTCGACCCTGGCTTTACCGAAGTCCAACGCCTGCCCACCGGTCAGAAGCGTCGAGATAACGCTTGCTGTCTGAATAGCAACGTCAAGAGCTCCACTTAGCGCGGGGGTTAGCTTCTCGCCGATCGCGCGGGCGATCGCCTCAATATTGTCGACAAGAGTGCTGAACTTGCCGCTAAGCGTGTCTGACTGCGCGATCGCGCCTCCTGCGTACTTACCGCCGGTTTCAGTGAGCTTCTCTAGCGCAAAGTTGACGGCATCGGCTCCAATGCGTCCCGCAGACAGCGCCTTCTGAAACTCTTCCGCTGTCAGCCCATAGGCTTCCCGAAGCGTGCCCTGTAGATCGACACCGCGCTCCTGTAGCTGCAAGAGCTCTTCGCCCTGCAAGCGCCCTTTCGCTTGAATCTGACCAAAGGCGGTCGCGATTCCCCCGAGGTCAGCGCCAGTCGCTCCGGCTACGTCAGCGAGCCGCTTAGTAACGTCAACGATCTTCTCGGTCTCGAAGCCGAAAGCCTTGAGACGCTTAGCGGTCTCAATTAGCTCCGAGCTCGTAAAGGGCGTCACTCGACCGAACGCCTGCAAGTCAGCAATGACGTCTTTCGCCGTCTCTAGCGAACCGGTAAGGACCTCGAGGCTTCTTGTCTGCTTTTGTAGCTCGGCGGTCTTAAAGATGACGAACTTTGCTGCCTGGATAGCCGTAAAAGCGCCAAGCAGATTCCTAATCGCGCCATTTAGTCGATTGACGCCCGTTTCAGCAACCTTTGCCGCCTTGCCTGTATCGCGGAGAGCGCCGCTTGTTCTACGGATATTGTTCTGTGCCCCGCCTGCTGCGTCCTTTAGCTTGTCTATCTCTTTGCGAGTCTTTCGCAGATCGTTCTGACCTACAGCCTCAACCAGCAGCCTGATTTTCGACTGAGCGTCTGCCACTGTTGCCGCCTACAGATACAACAATCCTACCGGCGCTGCCGCTTCGCCTTTTCGATCGCCTTTTGCTCGCGCTCCTGTTTTAGATCGTAGAAGGCGGCGTAATGCACAAACTCAGCATCGGTCAGCTCGTTCCGCAAACGGCTGACCGTCATCCCTAGCTCGCAGGACAGAAAGAACTCAAA